GATCGCCACCAGCTCCCGCTTCCGTGCGCGCAACTTCGCCGAGGAGGACCAGGCGGACCTCACCGCCGGCTTCTCGCTGAATCTCCCGGCCGACAGTGCTGCCGACTATCTGCGTAACCTCACGCCGGTCACCAAGGACATCTACGACGGCCTGACCGCGCAGTACCGCCGCGATGCCTTCACCGTCGCCGGCGTAAGCGATCAGCGGCTCATCAAGCAGATCCGCGACGAGCTGGCGAAAGTCCTGGCCGAGGGCGGAACGAAGGACGACTTCAAGGCCGCGGCCAACAAACTTGCCTCAGATGCAGGGGTCGAAGCGATCAACGCCTTCACGCTCGATACCGTGTTTGCCACGAACATGCACAAGGCATATGCGCTGGGACGCTATGAGCAGCAGATACAGCCGGATGTTGTCGCCGCGCTGCCTTATGGGCAATATCTGACGGTGGGTGATGACCGCGTGCGGCCTGAGCATGCTGTCCTTGATGGATTCATCGCGCGCGTCATGGATCCGGTGTGGAACAAGATCTATCCTCCGAACGGCTTCAACTGCCGCTGTATTCGCATTTTGCTGCTGAAAAGCGAGATTCCGGATGGTTATCCCGCGGATGAAGATGGCATGTTGAGGCTTCCTGCATTGGCGATGGCACTCGTGCCGCAGCCCGGCTTTACGAAGGTGTTTCCCATTGCCGCATAAGGACAAGCTTCCACGTTGGTACAACTGCGATCCATCAAATAGAGAGGCGGCAATATTCTCCAGGCTGTGAGCAAGCTTGCCAATCAGTGGATTCAGATCTTTCGCGCCGGTGATTACGGCGCGCAAGGATCGTTCAGTGAAGCAGACCTTGACCGCGTGGTGGCTAACTATCAGCCCGGCGGCGGCCATGAAGCTCCAGTGGTGATCGGACACCCGCAGGAAAATGCTCCAGCGTACGGATGGGTCGAGGCGATCAAACGCAGCGGCGATCTGCTCCTGGGCAAGTTTCGCGATGTCGATCCGGCGTTTGCGGAAATGGTGGAGACCCGTAAGTTTCCCAAGCGGTCTGCATCGTTTTACCGGACTCCGGATGGGAAGTCGATCAGCGGATTGCGTCATGTTGGGTTTCTCGGCGCAAATCCTCCAGTGGTGAAGGGTCTCGCGGATTGCAAGTTTGCAGATGCGAGTGAGCAGGTAGTTGTCGAATTTCAGGAGAGTGTAATGGCAGACGAAACGGTAACGGCGATCACTGGCTTCAAGGCGTGGCTCGAAAGCCTCATCAGCGGCTCGAAGCAGACGGCCGGCGCAACATCTTTCAGCGAAGCCGATGTCAAGCGGATCGCGACCGAAGCGGCCAGTGCCGCTGCCACCGAAGCTGTCAAGCCGGTCCAGGCGAAGCTCGACGCTGCCGAGGCTAAGTTTGCGGAGCGTGAGACTGCGCTCGGAACCTCGGAGACGCGGGCGCGTGTCGAGGCTGCCATCGCGAAGTTGACGAAGTCAGGCAGGTACATCCCAGCGTTCGACAAGATGGGGCTCCCCCTGGTCTTCGCAGAGCTGGCGAAGGCGACCGAGACGGTTGAGTTTGGCGAGGGCGACGCGAAGAAGAAGCAGACTCCGCTGGAGGTCTTCGTCAACTTCATGGAAGGGCTCAAGGCAATTGTGCCGACCGATCCGGTTTACACCGGAGCGATGCCGACCAAGGGCGCGAAGAGCACCATCCAGTTCAGCGAAGACAAGCATCGCGCGGATCAGAACTCCGTCGACCTGGCGAACCTCTCCAATGATCGCGCAACCGAGAAGAAGATCAGCTTTGCGGAAGCGATGAAGGAAGTCCTTCACGAGCATCCCGAGCTGGCGGTTCCCGGCGGAGCAAGCGCAGGGCAGGCCTAAGTTTCAACGCAGGGCCGGGGAGGCGTCGTCTCCCCGGTAGTTGTGCAATTTCGGTATCCGCAGTTACGGAGGAATGAGCAATGAAATGTGTCGTTGGCGCAATCGGTAACACCCGCACCCGGCCCTATACCGGCCCGGCTGGTCTCGGTTATGGGCTCGCAGTCAAACAGGGCGCCACCGACGGCGCAGTCATTCTCCCGACCGGCTCTGGTCAGCGATGCATCGGCATCATCTCCGAAAGCGACCTTTTGAACAAGGGTGAATACAACGTCGTCTGGGAAGGCGAGACGATCGCGATCGCCGGCGCGGCTATTGCCGCCGACCAGGACTTGATTGCCAACGCCGCGGGTCAGTTGATCCCGAGCGTCACCGATCTGGATCCGGTTCTTGCCCGCGCTGTCACCAGCGCCGCTGCCCTGGGCGACGAAGTCCTTGTCCAGATCTGCCGGTTCATCAAGTAGTCTCCTGGCCGCCGCGGCCCACAACTCCGCGGCGGCCCAACAGGTTGTTCGCAGTAGATTCACCCATCTTCAAGGAAGCGGGTAACTGATATGCCACCCTTTGCACCGTCCGCAGGAATCGGGAGCCTCAACGTAGCGCTCTCGCAATACATGAAGGGTTTTCCTGTCACAGGAATGATCGCGAGTATGCTCGCGCCCACCGTCCCGGTTACCGAGCGGTCCTTTCAGTACCTGATCTTTGGCCGCGAGGCTCAGCGCGCCGTCCCGACGCTTCGTCTGCCTGGCGGACGTCCGTCGCAGATCCGCATCGGCTATTCGACGGACAAGTATGCCGTCGACTCGCATGCGCTGGAAGCGGACATCACCCGCGAGGCCGGCGAGAACGCGGCGCTGCTGAACTATGATCTGAAGGCCGGCGCGACCGGTAACTGCGTCAAGGGCCTGCAGCTGGGGCGCGAGATCGCCACCGCAGCGCTCTTCAAGACCGGCATCACGAACACGGAAGCATTCGCCACTGGCACTTCGCAGTGGAGCGACTACACCGGCGTTTCGCATCCGATCACGGACGTGGCCGAGGCTAAGTTCGTCATCGAGAAGTCCGGCGTCGAGGCGAATATCTGCGCGCTCGGTCCGGATGTCATCAAGGCGCTCACCAATCACCCCGACCTGATCGAGCGCTTCAAGTACACCAACCCGACCGGGAACCTGACGCTGGATCAGATCTCGTCCGCGCTCGGCATCAAGTGCGTCCGCGCAGGCGCGATCCAGGTCGACGGCGCCGACGTTCCCAGCTTCACCTGGGCGCAGATGGCCGTGCTGGCTTACGTGCAGGATGTTTCCACCCAGATGGACCTCAGCGCTGCCAAGACCTTCATGTACACGGGTCACGGCGTCGACGGGTACCAGGTGCTGGAATACCCCGATCCGTACCTCAGCACCGAGAAGGACTGGGTGTCCGCCAGCATGTGCTACGACATCAAGCTCACGGCCCAGGAGACGGTCTACACCCTCACCAACGTCGTCGCCGCAAGCTAAAGAACAACACGCCGCTAGAAGGCAACGTTGATAGCAGCAAAGGGGAGCGGATCACAACGGTCCGCTCCCTTCTTCCAGAGAGAGGGATTTATGGAAACCGTCGCTTCTTATGTGGTCGTCACCCCCGTCAAGCATAACGGCAAGCGTATTGCTCCCGGCGCGACGATCGAACTCACGAACACTGAGAAGTCTCCGCTGCTCGAACAGGGAATCATCAAGCTGGCTGGCGAGTTCCCCGCGGCTCCCGCGCCTGTCGTGCCCCTGGGCAAGACCACGCTGGGTAAGTTGACCGTTGCAGAGCTGACGGCTTATGCCGCCGCGATGAACGTCACGCTGCCGTCCGATGCGAACAAGGATCAGATCCTCGAAGCTATTGGGGCCGCACAGCCGGCGCCTGCAGGAGCCTAATCCTTCACCATGCCTTACCTCACCCAGAACGACTTGCTGCAGCGGATGACGCTGTCGCAGCTGGCGCAGCTCACGGACGATAGCGGCACCAAGCCGCCGTCTGTGAATGCGACGGTCGTCGATGGGGCGATGGAGGAGGCCAGCGGCAAGGTGGACGGCTACTGCCGCAACAAGTACGCCACGCCGCTGCAGCAGAGCGACCAGGTGACGGCGATCGCGCGGGACATCGCGGTGTATCTCCTCTTCTCGCGGCGGCCTGGTCAGGCTCCGGAGAGTGTGCGCGAGCGCTACAGCGACGCGCTGGCGCTGCTGAAAGACATCTCCGTGGGGAAGGCCGTGCTGGATCAACCAACCGGCGCGACTGCACAAACCATCAACGCGGGGCCGGTGCTGCCGAAGTGCAACGGACTTCGCTTCACCGACAAAAAGATTGACGGGTTCGTGTAATGAGCTACGTTTCCGCAAAGGGCGTTTCGGTATCGGTCGACGATCGTCAGGTCCGCATCGGGCTTGGCGATCTGCGCTCTTCGGTGACCGATGTTCGCCCACTGCTGAACATCGCCGGTGAAGTGATGCGTGGATCCATCGCGCGCACCTTCCGCGAGGAAGGCTCGCCCGCGGGATCCTGGCCGAAGCTGGCGATCTCGACGCTGCGAAAGAAAAAGTACACGAGCGGCCACATGCTGCTGGTGATGCGCGGAATATTGAGAAGTTCGTTCACCTACGCCCCCGCCGGGAACACTCTGACGATCGGCACGAATGTGGTCTACGCAGCTGTGCATCAGTTCGGATCGCGCGATTACCGCGGCGGCTTCACCGGCCCGATGACGAAGGAACAGCATTCCGCTTACGAGGCTGAGCGCGTCACAGTAGAGGCGCACAAGTCCAGCCGGATACAGGGCAAGCGTTATGGCACAGATCTCCGCACTGGCAAGGACGGCAAGGTGCGCCGCGTTCGCGTTCGCCTGGCAGGCCCGCAGAATCGCAGCAAATTTGAAGTCGGGAAGCACCAGCGTCATCAGAACATCCCGGCGCGGCCGTTCCTGGTCTTCCGTCCGGAAGATCCGCAGCGCATCGCCGATGAGATCAGCAGCTATCTCTCGCGCAAAGTTGGTGCCAAGTGAGCCAGGGCGCGCAGGGACCGTTCTCCGTCGAGCTGTGCTGGAAGGTGCTGAATCAGCTCCTGATCGACCAGCTCGCCGGCGTCGACGTGCAGGCTATCTCCGAGAACGACTACAACGCCAAGGGCGAGATCATCATGACGCCGCCTTCGGTGCGCACGTTCTACGCGGGATCCCGTTTTATGTCGACCACCGACAGCCAGCGGCTCAGCTATGAGTCGGTGGGGCGATACATCATCCTGTGCGCGGAGGAAGACCGCAGCGGCGAAGCGATCCTCCAGGCCTACGCGTCGGTGAAGCTGGTCGACCAGGTCCTCAATATCCTGGCCGGTACCAGGATCAACCTTCCCGCCGGCGATCGCTCCGAGCCCATCACCATAACCGACATTGAGCCGGTGCCCTGCGAGGGCGTTGGCACGGCCTACGGCATCGCGATGGAGCTGCCCGGCCTGGCACAGTTCACCGGCGTCAACGCGGCGGGTTACACGGCCGCAGGAGTATCAGCATGAGCGCACGCAAAGTAGGTCCGGACTTTCACCTGGTGCAGTTGACTGAGGAAGGCATCGCGCTCGCGAACGGGAATGCGCTGCGGATCTCGAATGGCCGCATCTCGATCCTCTTTCCCGCCGATGGCGAACCGGTGAAGGTAGCGCGGTACGAGTGGGACATGCTGCTGCGCGATCACGCGCACATCGACGGCACAACGCTGTTCGAGATCTTCACCGAAGTTGAACCTGTAACGGATGTAGTCACAAACGTTGAAGCGCCAGCCGCCGAGGCGGAGGAGAAAGAATAATGTTCAATATGCAGAAACAGTCCGCCCGCAATCTGGTCATCAGCAAGAAGATCCAGACTGCCTGGGGCACAGCGCTCGCCGATGGCAACCTGGGCATTCGCCAGCGCTTCAACCCTTCCTCGGTCTTCGAGAAGATGGCGACGCGGCGCAGCGACCAGATGGCCGTTGGTAAGGGCACCGAGTTCGCGACCGACACGGCGATCACCGCGTGGGACACCAAGGGCACGCTGACCACGGAAGCCGATGCACTCTCGCTGGGCTGGGCGCTCTCGCTGCTTATGGGTGTGGAGACCGTGACCGGCGCGGGGCCGTATACGCACGCGTTCACTATTCCTCCCATCAACGCGACCATGCCGCCCACCACGCTGTACGTGGAAGAGACCAGCGATCAGCACTGCAAGCTGCTCGACATGTGCGCCACGGCGCTCTCGCTCAGTGTGCCGGAGCGCGGCTCGTGTTCCATGGCGCTGGATATGGTCGGCACCGGCCGCTGGACTCCCGGCAGCTTCGGCGGAGCACTTCCCGCGCTGGTTGCGGCGGAGTATCTGTATGGCAGCGATGTGCAGGTCTCGGTTGCTCTGCCGAGTATTGTGTTCACTGCCACAACCACAATCGGCAGCGCAAACCTGACAGCCGCATCCAGCGTAGCTGGGTTGGC